TCCCGTACCTTAGCGGCCACTGCGAATGTTCGGTGGTTGCCACCAGCGCCTTCAATAGCAGGATCGGCTTCTTTCAGATAGTCGGTCGCCCGTTCAATGTCGTCGGGTTCATCCTGCGACATAATTTCCTGACTCGCTTCGGTGCGGGGCTTATACTCTTTCAGCTTTTTGGCGAGCCATTCAGGAACGACAGGTAGCGACTCAACAGCGACGGGACCCTGGTCCCCCCACCAGTAGTATGGATTGTCATCAATAACACTTCCGGCCGCTACCACATACCCGCCCATGGCGCGCACATCTATATCAGGCGCTATGCCTTTATTGTCACCTTGGCTGTTACGGTACAGGCCGCCATCCGCTCTGAAGAATAGATGAAAACCGCCGCTGGTAGTAACAGCCTTAGGCGCATCGTCGAAACCGTATATCTCATTCAGTTCTTCATAGCTTTCTAGCCCTTTTTTGCCATCTTTCACATCAACATCCACCACGACAAGGCCGGTGTTGCCGGTAGCTATTCCTATGTTGTAATCTTGAGCCCAGCCGGTGATAGGGCACACCCACCATTTCTTTATAGTTTCGGGATCGGTGGTGGCTCTTTCTTTGAATTTAACAGCGGGAGTTTTGGCGTTCTCTATTATAGGGAATACATGGTACCCTAGTTGTGCGAGTTCCAGCGCGTGCTCCAGCTTATCATTCATACCACTTATGCCTTTTTTGTAATACTGCGAACTGACAACGTACTCTCATTGCGCACTTAAAGGCAAGAGAAATATGTTCGAAATATCATACATTATTATGTTGCATTGTATTTTGTTATGACTTATGTTCGTTTGCATGACCGATGAAAAGCAATTTATAAAAGAGATTAAAGATTTCCGTAAAAACAACGGGGGCATGGCGCCTACTACTTTCGGCCGCTTATGCCTTAATAATCCAAATTTCGTGAGCGATCTGCACGCAGGCCGTTCGCCTACCTTAAAACAAGTACGCCGCACGCGGGAGTGGATGCTGCAATACGAACGCCAGAAAAGGATTGAAAATGCCAAATGATCAAGCAACTGTACGCGGTAGCGTGCTCCAAGAAGCAATGGACGCAACCCTAAAATCACGCCATAAAGTATACGGAGATCCTTATACAGATATGGCCTGCGCGGCCGAATTGATGGCGGTGTTTAATCGCCACGCTAAAGGCAGGAATTGCGCTGCGCATGATGAAGCTATCGGCCGCGTTATGATCAAGCTGGCGCGGATCGCTTGTGGAGCACCCGGACACCGGGACAGCTACGCGGATTTAGCGGCATATATCGCCATAGCGTTCGAATGCTACACAGTTGATCAGGTGCACATAGCAAATAAGAAAGCTTTGGCGCCACGATATACCGTACCCGCTGAAAGCGTGCTCAAGGGGTGGTCAGCGCCGGGGGTGGTAATTAAGGTCGACAACTTAGAGCTGGCGAAGGAGAAAAAGGCGAGAGGGATCGGAGGTGATGAGCTGCGCTTCTGGAAAAGCGCCCCCAAAGGCACGCCGGGCATACAGGGTCTAGTGCGCTCGCAAAACACCAGCCTGGACGAAATTATAGGCAGTGTGAATAAGTTAGGAAAAGCCGTCAGCAAAAGCACCTTAGCTGGGAAATATGTAAAGGCGCTTAGCGAGCTTCTGCCGCTATTTGATAAATACATTACAAAGGAGGGCGAAGAGGCATGGCCCCGGTTATTAGCTTTTCTCGGCTTTGGGAACGAGGCCTCTCTACTTGACTTATCGACGGAGCAGCTCAACACCCTGCACGCCCAGCTCAAGGACCTCGAATAGTGCTTAAGTTTTTCATAGGAATAGACCCGGGGCTCGATGGCGCAATAGCGTTTTACCACCCTGAGAGCGGCGTTATAGTAGTAGCCGACATGCCAACCGTCGCCATCCTTTCTAACAAAAGGAAAAAGCGCACAGTGGACCTCCATGGATTGGTTAAGATGCTCAGGGGCGGCGCGCGAGACAACACAAAAGCAGTGATCGAAGAGGTATCGGCCATGCCGGGCCAGGGCGTCACCAGTATGTTTAACTTTGGCTGGTCGGCGGGAGTTTGTCACATGGCGCTCGCTGCGCTGGAGGTACCGTACACTACGGTTCCAGCGGCCAAGTGGAAACGCAATATGCGCATCGGAAAAGACAAGGAAGGGTCGCGGCAGAGGGCTTCCCAGCTATTCCCCAAATACACGGAGTTGTGGGCGCGTAAGAAAGATGACGGTCGTGCTGAAGCAGTGCTGTTGGCCTACTGGTTGGCCAAAGCTGAAGGCGTGCAGGCGCAAGATAACGTAGGGGATTTAATGTGATGAAAGTATCAATGTACGTAAAAGGCGATACAGAAATGGCGGCGTTGGCTATCGAGGTGCAATACGACACAGTTGGAATAGGCCTGCCTTTGGAAGTCACAGCGACAGAACTGAAAAGCCTTAATGTGTCTGAAGAAAGCGCGAAACTGGTTCTGGCGTTGCTTGCACATAAGTTTCTTGAAATGCAGAAAAAACTAGAGAAGAAACAGGGAGAAAAACCATGAGCAGTGCACACATGACGTTTGAAGTGATACGCATAAAACACAAGGCTTATGGCCACAGGGGGTTTTTCTACTGGCGGCTAAAAGCCAGAAACGGTAAAATACTCTGCCACAGCGAGCAGTACACGACGAAGCGAGCGGCCAAAGCGGCGGTACACGCTATTCGAATCGAAAACTACTTCAAAACCGAGGATCTAACCAAGTGAAGCTTTTTCCCTATCAAGAAGAAGGCGCTAAATTCCTCGCCGAGCGGCACAGAGGCTTACTTTGTGATGCGCCAGGCTTAGGAAAGACGGTGCAGGGAATCACGGCAGCTAATATGATTGGCGCTGAAGCTCTCGACGTGATAGCCCCGGCCAGTGTGCGAACCCAGTGGCGTGCGAATATGAAGCAATTAGGCCATCAAGCGCACCAGCAATCCTACAGCTACGAATACGCTCGAGATAAAGGCCTGCCCTATAACATGGAAGTGCTGATACCTGACGAATTCCAAATGTTGAAGAACCACCGCGCCGGCAGAACCCAGAACATTCTGGGCAAGCAAATGTACGGCGTGGACGGTGAAATAGCAAAAGCGGAGCGAGTGTGGTGTTTGTCGGGAACCCCATCCCCCAAAGACCCATCTGGGTTATACTCGGTCATGCTTGCTGTCATCCCCGGAGCGCTGCAAACACCAATATCGAGAAAGACCATGGATTATTGGTCCTTCAAAAACCGGTACTGCGTTATGTTTGATGGCGGCCGGGGTATGGTGGTAAAGCGCGGGAAGAACCTGGAAGAGCTTAAAGAAAGGCTCGCCCCATATATGCTGCGCCGTACTAAAAGACAAGTGCTCAAAGATTGGAAAGAGCCGCTAGTGGCTGACTTACATCTTGATCCGGAAAAAACACGTAGCGAGCTGGCGCAGGTAGAGACTGACGAGATCGGCCAACTCGCTATGGACGCTTTTAAGAACGCGGGCCTGGAAGGTTTGCAAGAAATATGGTTAGAAACTTCAACGATGCGCCGCGCAATTGGCTTGATAAAAGTTGGCCCTGTGATTAAATGGCTACTTGACCAATTTGATTGTGGCCTCGAGAAAATTGTGCTGGTATGCGTTCATCGGGATGTAATCAGTAACTTCGCAAAGGAGCTCGCCAAGCACAAGATAAAGAGCTTTATATACTGGGGCAGCACTGATAAGGAAAAAGACGCTGCAAAGCGAGGTTTTGTGGCCGCAGCGGGCCTTGCGGTTCTGCTGCTACAGATCAACGCTGGCGGAACCGGCCTTGATGGCTTACAGCATGCTACGGGAGATATGCTGCTCGTTGAATATTCTTGGGTGCCCGATGACAACGCCCAGGTCATTGCAAGGCTCGATCGTATCGGGCAAGAAAACCCAGTCCTAGCGCGATTTGTAGGACTGGCAGGGTCGCTGGATGACGCCATTATGGAAGTTGTGCAGCGGCGTACAAAAGAGCAGATCGCATTATTTGGATAATTAACAAAAGGAGAATTACAAATGCCAGTAGAAATTAGAATTAACGGTGAAGACGCCGGACAAGCCATGCGCGAGCTATCAGGCTTGTTTGACGCTTTCAGTGCCGTTGCCGCAAAGGTGGACGAAGTTCGTACCGCCGAAACCGCTACCGACAAACCGGCTCCGGCCGTTGCCAAACCTGCAGCAAAACGCTCTAGGAAGAAAGCAGAGCCAAAAGCTGAAGAGCCCACAGGCCCGACGTTAGAAAACGCTCAGGACAAGCTGAAAGAGCTTGGTGCAGCGGCTGATTTTGACACGGCCAAAGCGCTGCTAGTTAAATTCGGTGTAGGTAAAGTGCAGGATCTTCCGGCCGATAAATTCCAAGACTGGATAGATGGCTGCGATGCCGAAATCGAGGCAGCTAAGGCCAAGGAACTGGAATAATGGCTGCTCCCTCGCAACACGCAAAACTAGGCGCATCGTCGTCTGAACGTTGGATGAAATGCCCTGGCAGCATCCAGCTTTCGGAAGGCATGCCCAATGAGTCCAGCGTGTATGCGAGGGAGGGTTCCTGCGCCCATGAAGTGGCGGCGCATTGCCTACAGAACAATGGCGATCCGGACGACTGGATTGGTGAAGACGTAAAGCATTATGAAGACATAGAAGTAACGCAGGAAATGGCCGATGCTGTGCGCGAATATATGGATTTCATATATTCAGCTATGGCGGTTTATAAGGCCGAAACCGGCTTAGATGATTGCGAAGTGGTGTATGAGCAAAGATTCGACTTGACACACATATTTCACGATATGTTCGGAACGGCCGATTGTGTCATATACTTTCCAAAATGGATGAAACTGCTGGTGTGCGATTTCAAATACGGGCAGGGTATCGCCGTAGAAGTCAAGGAAAACCCGCAACTAATGTATTACGGCCTGGGGGCTGTTAGTGGGAAGCATAATAGGGGCCTCCATTTGGTGGAACTGGCAATTGTCCAGCCCAGATGCCCGCACCACGAAGGCCCTATTCGCTCGTGGGAGTGCACAGTCGAAGAATTGCTGAATTTTACCGACGATCTGGTAGCGGCCGCTAAACTCACTGAAGTAGAAGAGCCTACGTTCGAGGCCGGCGATTGGTGCAAGTTTTGCCCAGCGGCAGCAATATGCCAAACTCTCAACAATCGCGCATTCGAAATAGCCTGCGCCGAATTTGACTCAGAAGGAAGAGCCGTTATGCCTAAACCCGAAGACATGACTATAGATGAACTGAAACTCGCCTGGGAAAACGCCGGATTGCTTAAGGGCATGGTGGCGAGTGTGCAAGCGTACGCGCACAGCCAGGCTCTGGAGGGCAAACTTCTGCCTGAAACCAAGCTGGTAAATGGTAGGTCCAACCGCCGCTGGAAAGATAAAGAAGCCGCTGAAGAGCAACTCACTGAAATGGTTGATATGGGTATGCTCAAGGGCGACGTCGTGAAGAGTGTGCTGAAATCGCCGGCACAAATAGAGGCGTTATGCGGCAAAAAACACAAAGGAATTATCACTGACTTATGGGAAAAAGGCTTAGGAAAACTCTCCCTCGTTCCCATGGATGATCCGCGGCAACCTGCACGGATCGACGCAATAGAAGAGTTTTCTTATTTAACTGAGGAGAACAACCATGAGCAAACTTGATTTAAGTACAGTACCGAAGCACCTTTTAGCGTGCCGAGAACCTAAAAGCGGCAGCAACATTATTACGCCTATCGGCCGATTGAGCTTCCCGCATTTGTTCCATGCGAAAGCGATGGGGCAGGATGCTGATAGTAAGAAGAAGTTCAGCTTATCTATGCTGATCCCTCCATCTTGTGACCTAACCTTGTTGAAGCAAATATGCAGTGAAACAGCCGCAGCAAAGTGGGGAGATAAAGCGGGCAGCATGAAGCTCAAAACGCCATTCCTTGATGCTGGCGAGTTTGAATACGAAGGCTACGAAGAAGGCTGGACGCTTATTCGCGCCTCGGCGCTTACCAAGCCTTCAGTCGTGCACCAAAAAGGCGCCGATATTATCAAACTAACCGACGACGATGAATCCGAGGCTTACCCAGGCCGTTGGTGCATCGCAACGCTAAACGCTTTTGCCTACGATACCAAAGGCAATAAAGGCGTTTCTTTCGGCCTTAACAACGTATTCCTGCTTAACCATGACGATTCATTGGGCGGGAAAATGAAAGCCGAAGACGAGTTCGAAGCGGTCGCCGATTACACTGGTGGAGATGCCGCCGAAGGTTCTATTGACGCCCTATTCTAGGGTTTTTGTTTAACTAATATAAGGAGTATAATTATGTCAGAATCAGCAAGAAGCGCTGCTAATAAAATGGCAGGTGCGGGTGGGGTAAGCGCCGCCAACCACGGAAGTGTGTTAGGGTCCCCACCAACGCATCAGAAGCTGCTTAGTGCTTTGATAGACGACTTGGGAGCGTTGGCTTTGCAGGCCGAGGCGCTGCGCGAAAGACAAGAAGCTGTTGCGGATCGGCTGTTTGGGGAGCTACCCGCTGCGGTGAGCAAAGAATCGGAAGCGGTAATGGCCCCGGGGGCCGCCGGTGATCTGAAAGTGCGTGTAGCCGGGATTAGGCGCGCCTTATGCGGTATCGGCGACCAAACACAGCGCCTCGAAGAGGTTGCGTAATGTTTAACCCCGACGACTTTGATCGCCGCAAAGAAGAGGCCGCAGAACTGGACAAGCTTTTAGCGAAATTCCAGGACTGCGACCTCGGCGACTGGGACCACGATTTCGTCGATTCGCTTACCGACCGGTTAACCAAATTCGATAGTAGAATTCGTATTTCGCCCAGAGAATGGCAACAATTAGAAAGGATGAAGGAACAATATGGCGTCACCTGAATTAGCAAAAAAAGGCCACAACCGCCAAGGCGGAATAGCGGCCGATCAACTTAAAAGTGTAGTCCAGAGGCTTGAAAACCTCGAGGAAGAGAAGTCAAACATCGCCGCCGATATACGCGAAGTTCATGCGGAGGCGAAGGGCAATGGCTTTAACTCCAAGGCCATTAGACAGATAATTAAGATTCGTAAAATAGACGCTTCTGAACGTGAAGAACAAGAGGCCGTCCTGGGCACCTATATGGCAGCACTAGGAATGATCTCCGAATTAGAGTAAGGTGGGGCGCCGGAGCGATTTAGGGGAAGCCATATGCCCCTACTGCGATGCCGGCGTTAACCGCGATGCGGTAAGACAAGGATGTATTACGGGAAGAAGGTCGATACGCTGTGATATATGTTGCGAAATTATCGATGAAGATGAACTATTAGAAAGGAATGAAGATGTCAAAAAGTAAAGGCTTTAAAGCCAAAGTTCTATCCGTGGGCGATGAAGACGCCGACGGCAATACAAAATTAAAACTCGACATGGGCAAAGGTAGTACTCTGCAAGTGTCTTTTTTGACAAATGGCAAGGTTAAGATCAAACCTGGCTATGTTTACACTCAAGACGCTAAAGGCAGCGTCAATGTCACTGCCAAATGAGTGATACTAAACAGAATTCGGTCGATTCTCCGGTCCAGATCGTCGAATGCGGTGCGGCAGTGCCTGTTAATGAACAGGTGCTGCAGCACGGTATCTTGCTCGTAATGCCTACGAAGGGGCAGGCGCTGGTTAAGCTGATGCTCGATACAAAAGATGGCGTTATAACCAAATACAATTTCGAGCAGGTAGAGCCCGATGGACCCCATATAAAAGAAGTGATTGTGCGCGTGCACCCCGCTAAAAAAGAGTCGGGGCTAATACTCCCCAAAAGAGGTCTGAATGGAAGCATTAATTGAGCGAGCTCGGCAGGAGGGCTATTTCCTTAACAACCTGTTCGAGCTCAGAGACAGCAATACGTGCATCAAGGGTAACGGACGTTACCAAGCCAATTTTAGGCATGAGAGCGGCCATCAGGACTTCGGCCGGGGCAATACACCTCACGCGGCTTTAGAAGACGCATTGGAGCGGTGCCGTGGTAAACAAGGCCCAGACAATCGTTCCATAATTAAAGCGGCAAAAAGCCCTACGGAAGACATGAGCGCGCTGCTATGATCTACTTATTCACCAAAAACTACCAAGAAGCGCGCAATGTCGCCGAAGCGCATGGGTACCCCCGAGGCACATGGGCTTTTGTGGATAAAACCCTGAATATGTTTATTCGGGGCGACCGCGATCAAACGCTTTATATGTGTGGCGGCTGGTTCGATCGACGTGATATCGACGAAGCCGCAGAATTAGCTCTCGCCCACGGTTGGGACGTGAAGCAACAACAAACACCACCACCTTTCTCAGGAGATAATTATGTTCAATGACATCAGCGTTGCAGACCTGTTAGCAACTTTAGCCCATGCCGGAAAAAAGCGCGTGCGCGTAGGCCCACGCCCTAATAAATACAAGCCCCGCCCAACTGTTGTTCGCAACCCGCTAGTGGCGAAACAAATGAACGAAATGCACGATAAGTGGATGTTAAATGTCTTATGCTAAAGAACTGCACATAGATGTCGAAACTCGCAGCATTGTCGATCTCAGAAAGACCGGCTCCCATGCTTATTTTGAGCACACAAGCACCGCCCTGTGGTGCGTTGCTTACTCTTTTGACCAAGAAGAACCCGCTATATGGCGCCCTGGCCAGCCGTGCCCCGAAAGGATCAGAGACCACATACTGGCTGGACGTGTTATCACCGCATGGAACGCTGTGTTCGAACGGCTTGCTTTTCGTTACCTGCTATCCTTCGTTTACGGTTGGCCAATGCCAGCCGACGCCCAATTCCAATGCACAATGACCGAAGCGCTGGCCATGAATATGCCCGGCAAACTCGAGGCGGCCGCTCCTGCTTTTGGCCTTGACATTGTAAAAGATCAGGAAGGCCACCGCTTAATGATGCGCATGTGTCGGCCGCGGCGGTTTGATGACGACGGCAAGCCTGTGTGGTGGGATGAAGAGGAAAAGCGAACGCGCCTCGACGAATATTGCCTGCAAGATGTGAGGACAGAGGTCGCTCTGGGCGGGCGCGTCATGCGTTTGAAAGCTTCGGAGCAAGAGCTGTATCTGCTCGATATGAAAATCAATGATAAAGGCGTTTACATCGATAAACCGCTGTGTGAAAGCGCGCAGGTGGTGGTGGACCTAACAAAAAAACGGTTGAATGATGAGCTGAAATACGTCACCAGCGGTGCGGTGGGCAGCGTGAAACAAGTGGCCGTCTTGATAAAATGGCTGGCCGAAAACGGTGTCGTGACAAAAAGCGTTGACCGTGAACACATAGAAGACCTACTAGCCCGAGACGACATATCCGGGCCATGCCGCCGAGCCCTTGAAATTCGCCAAGAGGGGTCTAAATCGTCCGTAGCCAAAATAGACGCTATGTTGTTACGACGCCAACGCGATGGGCGCGCCCGCGGTAATCTGCAGTTTTATGGCGCTTCTGCCACAGGAAGATGGGCGGCGCGGGGCATACAGCTACAGAACCTAACGCGGCCTAAAATCATTGGATGCAAAAAGGCAGAGCCTACCCCTATCGATCGGCAGATAGAAAACGCCATATTAGCCGTAGAATCAGAGAGCCCTAGCTGGATTGAGCTGATATACGGCACACCCATAACGTTAGTTTCAGATTGCGTCCGCAGCATGATTTGCGCCGAAAAAGGCAACATCCTAATGGCCAGCGATTTTAGTAACATCGAGGGCCGCATGGTGGCGTGGCTGGCTGGACAGGGAGATAAACTCGACGCTTTCCGGGCATTCGACGCAGGCACCGGCCCTGACATCTATCTGATTCAGGCCGCCGCCATCTACGGCTGCAGTATAGAAGAAGCCGCCCCTCATCGCCAGATCGGCAAAGTAGGCGAACTATCCCTCGGTTTCCAGGGCGGACCCCGCGCTTTCGCCAAGATGAGCAAGAACTACGGCGTGCGCATAGGCGAGCTATACGGCCCTATTTGGGCGATGGCCGCCAGTGAATTCAAAGATCAAGCCAAAGATGGCTGGGGAGAGCACGGTAAACGCACAGGAATGGCTCAGGAGGCTTGGTTAGCTGCAGAAGTGATCAAGCTCGCCTGGCGTGATAAAAACAACTTCATACAGGCTTTCTGGGGCGAAATAGAAGAGGCGGCCATTCAAGCGGTACGAAACCCCGGCGAAGCGACGCGCGCAGGCTACGTTATCTATAAGAAAGTAGGTAGTTTCCTGTTCTGCTTGCTGCCCTCCGGTAGAGCGCTATCGTACCCGTACCCTACTTTGCGTGACGTAAAAACGCCATGGGGAGCCACGCGCCAACAGGTGTTCTATAAATCAATTGACCAATATACTCGCAAATGGGGCGACAAGGCGTTTTATGGGGGTTTGGGTGTAGAGAACATAACGCAAGCGGCCGCTAGAGATATAATGGCCGAAGCGATGAAACGTGTGGACGACGCCGGCTATGACGTGATCCTGTCGGTGCACGATGAAGCCGTTAGCGAAATACCAGAAGATTTCGGCTCTCTGGAGGAGTATAATGAATTAATGGCCGAACAGCCGCAGTGGTGCCCGGGTCTGCCTATTAGTGTGGCGGGCTGGCGGGGCAAACGCTACAGGAAGGGCTAATAATGACGGAAAAAACGCTAACACTCGATGAGATAAAGGCCGAATTCGTAGAGCGGATAACACTGGAGCGGGATCTGCACCTGGACCTGTTCGGCATCGCTGTGGGCAAAAAGCTCAATTGCAGCCCCGCCCAGCTTGAGCTGGTGCAGGAAGTAAAAGCCGATTCGGTGATATTCTATTTCCGGAAAAGGGAGAGCATCGATGAACTTTGTTAGCAAGATAAAGAAGCTGTTTATGTCAGCACATCCTCGAGATAATTCGGGCAAGCATGACCGTAGACCCGCATTACGGTGGTTAGACTGTCCCCCAATAGGTTCGCCACGGCCCATGGCGGCTTTCCTTCCTGCAACAGATGGGTGGCCCGTGAGTGCCTCAAAACGTGAGGCGTTAATCGCCCTTCGCTGCGTAACCCAGAGCGCGGTAATTCAAGAAGACCCGCCTTCGCCGCTACTGTTTCAAAGCAGCGAGCTATCGACGTGTTGGAACCCAAGACCCAATCTGTCGTCGCTGACGACTGCATCAAACTTAACTCATCAGCCATCGCTTCAGAGACGGGCACTATCGGACGCCGTTTCTTTGTTACGGGCGCATCAGGATCTTGTAGATCTATGCGATTGGGCCCAAAAGACACCCTACTCCACGGTAGATTTTCGATTGCAGCCCTCCGAGATCCAGTATGGTAGGCGAGCTGACAAAACCTCCACACACGTTCGTTTTGGCTTTCGGCTACTTCCAAAAGGTGCTCGAGTTCGTCTTTAAAGAGCCATACAGGTTTAGTTTCTTCAGCTTTGGGCAACTCAATCGACGGCATCTTATCCAGTGCTATACGCCGCCACCGAAGCGCATGATTGGCCGCCGCTTGCAACACCCCTAATTCGCGGCGAATTGTGGCGTCTGTCACCTTCCGGCTCAACGCATAGATGCGGCATGCCGGGATCTCGATATCGCGCAACAGATCTTGCTGAAAATGCTTTTTTAAAGCCTCAATAGCGTATTCGGCCCGGCGTTTTGCGACGGCTTTTACGGCTATATGTTCTTTGTAATAATCGTCGAGCGCCTGAACGACGCTTATAGGGGACCGGTCCATAAGTGACTCTCTTTCAATAGTTGTAAGTGCCTAAACAGAACTATCACACATTAAAAGAGCATGCAACAAGAAAACGGCCGCCCCTAAAGTGTAGTAAAGGTAAGACGGCCGCTAACCACCATGGAGCATTACACTATTACACAGATATTTTAATAGCGCAAGATTTCCCTTTATTGTCGCCCATTTCATAGGTGATGGGCTGATTTTCTTGTAAGACCGGTATTCCGGCCGCTTCCAGTTCCGAACGATGAACAAATACGTCACTACCGCCCTCTTCGGGGGCTATAAAGCCGAATCCCTTTGAGGCATTGTACCATTTTACTTTGCCAACTGGCATAACAAACTCCTATTGGTTGTTGATGTTAATAACGTTTTCCGACGCCACCGGGTTCCTTATTTACTGGTTTTCCATAGCGATCACCTCTCGTCTTTTTGTTGCGTTTTGTCCGATGAACGCTGCGCTGCGGCAACGCCCAACAAACGGTTTAATTTGGCGTTCCAGGCGGGTGTGCCAACCGCTTTAATATCCCGTGTCAGCAGATGTTGGGCCACTTCTGGCTCGAACATGGCCCGCTCTATCAGACGCGCGATAAAGGGCTCCCTATCGCCCGAAATGCGCTTAGCGGCGATCTTCATTGTTCGAGTAACACCGCCGCCTTTTAAGATACCGTACTTGACCTTGAAGGCAAGCTCTAACGTATTCCATAACTTTTTGCTGCCGATGTTTTCAGCAGTGGCCGACCCCTTAGTGGCTTGTAACGATAAATTGCCCAAAGGCTTCAGCATCGTCTGCGCCTGGCGAAGTGCGCTCAGCTTCTCAGGTTTATTCTTCCATAGCGCTTGAAAAACCTCTTCATTCTTGGTCCATTCGCGGGCTAATTGGGCGTAGCTGACAGTATCGTTGCCCTCAGGAGTGAGCGTGGTGGTTCTGACTTTATTAATAAAATGATCAGCGACCGAGGCATCCCACGCGCGCTCTATGTTCTCCCGCATAAACGGCGGCGCTTTCTTCAGCGTCTTAGTCATATCTGTCATAGCCTTCACAGGATCTCCGGCGCTCAGCACCTTACGCACGGCGTTTTCGGGGCTATTGTTGAGCAGAATGCCTAATGGCGCCTGACGCAAATGCCGCTCCACACTGGCGGATTTGCCAGCCGCTTTTTTCAGGGAGCTTTGGTGCTGCTTTATCTCGCCCAGCAGCGCTGACTCTTTAGCGCCCTGCGCCGTCAGCGACCCCCGTAGCCCCGTTACTTCTTTCTTCAGCTCCGGAAAAGCGTTAAGTACGGCCGGATTGTCGTCGATCCAGTTATTCAGCATCTTGATGTTTACAGTTTTACCATCCGGTGTGCTGGCGCGGGCCAGATCGGAGATAACAAAGCTCCGGACAGCCGCTGCCCCTTCTTGCTTGGAAGAAGCGCCCTGTAAGATGCGATTTAGATGAGCCGCTTTCTCTTCTGTGTTATTGAGCCAGAATTCGGCTACGCGAGAAGGCTCCAGCACGGTGCGGCCGGTGGGATCTAATTGGACTTTATCACGGAATTCTCTGCCGGCGCCGGTAGCGTAAAACGGTGCGTATTCTGCTTTATAGTAGCGTTGTGCTTCCCTGATCTCTTTTGAACCCGGAGCGCCCGATTCTGCTATCGCGTCCACTTGTTCGTTTATGTCCTTTTTCAGCACTCGTATGTTGGTCGACAGAGTACGCTGCCCGGCGGTTTGTGCGCGATCAGCCTCCCTGCCCAGATCCTTGCGGATATCCATTAAATCCGCCACACGAAGCGCTCCGTCATTCTTTTTCGATACGGTCTCCAAGCGCTTAATGAACTCCGAAGGCACGTCTTTATTGCCCGATTTAAGAGGGTTGGCTTCTTTCTTTATTTGCTTCGCTAAGTCCTTAATCCCCGTAGCTTCAATGGTTCCAGCCGCAGCGGCCGCCTTCTCAAAGCCGGTATTTTTAGCTTCTGTGCGCACCTTCAGGTCGTCAGTGATCACCTCGTCTAACTGCTGCGACGCCTTGATCTTAGTGTCTTTGTCACGAGCGGCCGCGATAGGCGCTTCAATATCCCCTGTTTCAGACTGTACTTTCGCCAGATCTGTTTCAGTATCGGCCAACGCCTGCTCAGCCCGCTGCTCACGAGTTCTTAGGCCCCCGCGGACCTTAGCCACCTTTTCTTGGGCGAACTGTTGCGGAGCGCGTTTATTAGCCCCTTCTGGGCGTATAGAGGCGACCTTATCGGCCGCTGCTGTTTTTATAGCGGTGTCACGCACCCGGAACTCATCAGGGCCCACAGCCCGTGCGCCTTGCTCCAGTCCGATCAATCCAACATCGCCTGACGCTATGCCAGAAGTAGGCACTGGAGCTTCTTGGCCAACCGCCTCGGCAACCGTCTCCCCTATCGTTTTGCTGGCCTTAGCCGGATCCGTCGCCTTATTCTGCAGAAGCTGGGCCGCCTGATCCGCGTCTTTATTTGTCGCAGAGACAAAAGGCACCTCACTAGGATCCAGAGGAATGTCCTGTGCAACGCCGCCGCCGGGCAGTACCGCGCTTTTAGCTGCTGATTTACCACCCCTTGCAGTGGCCAACGCACCAGCGCCACCAAGGCCCCCGATAACCGAGGCGAAAAACTCCGCAATCGGACTATCCGGCAAAAGCTCTTGAGCAGCCGTTACGCCAGCGCCACTACCGGCGCCAGCCGCCGTTTCGGTAGCTATGGCCCTCCCCGCATTAGCGCCGGCAAAGGGGCTAAGCATCTTATCTGCCAATTTCGGGGCTGTTTCACCCGCCACACGGCCTGCTTGACGCTGCGCCGCTTTCGTGGCCAAAGCCTTTCCGGCCGTAGCGCCGCCTGTGCCGAAGCGCACCACATTTTCCAGCAGGCGTTCACCTCCGGATTGCTCTTCCTTAGGAATGCCCTCGAACCCTAAGTCTTCGATAGCGCCACCAAATAGCTCGCTGATAGCGCTACTACTGCCGGGTAGGTTAGACAGTGTGGGCGCTTGCGTAGTTAGTTGCTCGTCATCAGGCAAGAATAAGTTTGTCGCGCCCCTTACGGCCCCGGTGCCTGCCTGCGACGCTAAATTGACCGCCAAAGTGCCCAGATCTACTGGCGCGCCTATTATGTCGGATAGGCCTAGCCCTGCGCCCTGCGCCGCGACTGTTCCTTTGCGGCCGAATGTCCCTTCGGTCGGTGCGGGAGGGGCTTCAACTGGCGGCGCAGCAGGAGCGGCGGGTTCACCGCCTACAAACTTGCGCGCAGCCGCCGCCGCAGCTTGCGGGTCATCCGTGTCTACGCGGATATGCTCGCCATCTGGTAACTGGACCCTGATCATTCAATTACTTTCCCATTTATATCAATCGTTAGTTCGGTTGCCGCCGGTACGATAGGCGCCTCACTTTGCCCGCTTAGGCGGTCGCGCGTAGTCCCCAAGCGCCGCTGCACTTCTGCTTCCAAGTTATCTATGCGGCGAAGGAAATCATTTTGCGAAGATAATAGAGCTTTGGGATCGCCTACTATCTTTTTAAAGATAGCAAAATCTTTGTCCGAAAGTCCTCTTCCGGTTTGGGCAGCGATAGCTGAAGCGGCCTGATATGCTAAGAGGTTTGGTAGTTGATCGATGTCCGTTAAACTGGGATCAAAAACAGCATCGGGCTCCAAACCTGCAGCCTCAAGCTCCTGACTAGCGATAGCAACAGCACCACCTATGCCTCCCTCGCCAAAGGCCTGATTAAGGGCGCTCGCCTGTTCCTGGACGCCCTGTACTGCGCCTCTTGCGAGCCCTGTCGCTCCGAAAAGTGTAGAATCACTGCCGGCTACCTCACGGGCCCGCCCCAAAGACCCTTCGAAGTCGGTTAGCGCGATCTCCTGCTGTTCCAGCCCCGTTCTAGTCGGTTTTGATAGATTCCCGCTACCTCCGATAGAAACAGTACCATCAGGACTGACCACGATGCCTTTTTTCTGCAGCAGCGCTATCTGGTCCGGAATAGGGAGGGTCTGTATGGCAGCGGCTTCTGCGGTCGATTTAGTGTCACGACCACGGCCTAATTCGGCGCCCTGTGGCGTGAATAGTGAGCCGCCGGCAGAGACATTAACTGGCCTGTTTTCTACTGTGAATTTGTTGCGAGCAAAGTCGGCGGCATTCTTCTCACGAGAGCCCCCAATCGTGCTGCCGAAGCTGTCTCCGGCGCCTAGCTGCGCACGATCGATAACCTGTGTGTCTGTAACACCAGGGGCGTTTGCGGTGATGGCCCGGAACAAGTTACCAATCTGGCTTGTTTGCCCCGATTTAGCCAATGCGCCCGCTAAACTAGGCAAGTTTTGGCGCAGCAGATCTTCTGCCGCAGCGGGAGGTAATGTGTTAGTCACTGAAGGCTGCGGCCCTACAAAACTAGGCTGGGGCGAAGGCCCTTCAACCTGTTCCGTAATAGGCGCAGGATTGAATACCTTGTTAAATATGTCCTCAACCGAACCGGCCGCTTGACGCTTACTGCGTATGTCGTTGGCTTTCTCAGCGGCAAAATCCGCAGTAGCGCGTTCCCGGCCTGTTGGCCCGGAGCCAAAAGCTGCCACTAGATTACCAACAGCTTTACCTATCGGGGTTACAGTCTGCGGCGCATTAAACTTAATCGGCATGTTGTGCCCCTCTGTTAAAATATACTAGGAGTATTCCGCAAAGCCTGCGATAGGTCAAAGCCCGTACCAAAACCTGTTCCTCCAAATAATGAATTAGCGCCACTGCCTACGTCTCCGAAAGTAGCTCCCCCCGCGGCTCCGAGGCTAAGCCCAGAACCGGCAAGACTCAGTAAATCTCCAATGCCACTTGGACCTTTCTTCGCGTTATTAAACGCTTCTTGCTGCTCTGCCCGATTGACGTTTGCCGAATTACGGGCAAAATTGCCAACAGTCCGGATTTTGTTGCCTGTGGTGTTTAGCCGCAAATTATTACCAAATATCTGATCACCAACACCGCGCAGCTTGGCTAAACGGCCGGCATTCGCCTGCCCTTCGCCTACTGCGTCAGAGAGTGATTTGGCCAAAGAGCTTTTCACCACTTTAGGAGCATTGCCTGTAACAGCCGCAAAATCCGCGTCGGCCGGTGCGCTCTGGTTCCGTTGGAGAGCTTCGGTGTTTTTAAGTAGCAGATCTCCAACGTTTTGATCTTGATTGTTTTTAGAAAAAGACTGTATGGCGTCCTGAAAAGCCGTCCCTGAGTCTCTTTGGAAGTCATCTTGGCGATCTAATTCCTGGAGCAAAGCCCCCTCTTGCGCCTGCGACTGTGCTTTCGCGCTTCTATTGGCTTCAAAGGCGTTAACACCTTGCCCAGCACCCGCCAGGGCCAACGCAAGCGCCGCTTCAGGACCTAAACACATCGACTCGTTTCCTCACTAATTGTTCACACTGCCGGTGCCAGCACCGCCAATGGGGTTGTTAAAGCTCTGCTGTGAGTTCGTAGGGAACCCTTGACTTTGCAGATTTACTTGGTTTGCGCCTTCGTTAAGCAGCCCAGCGAATACGTTACCCAGCGGGCTAAACACCTGCGGTGCGTTCAACCCTGTTGCTGCGGCCGAAGCGCGCGACGCGATAAGCGACGGATCCGCGGCGGAATTGTTCAAATTGATAAGTTCATTACGCTGCGCTTCCACCCGGGAACGTGCATCTTGTCCGGCCGACAAACCTCTGTTAGCGATATCTGTACGCACCCGGTCAAGCTCCTGTTGGGCATCCCCGAACTTGTCACTTGCGGCTTGTGACTGCAAATTACCTCTACGGGCGAGGCCAAAAGTAAGCTGCTCGCGCGCTTTTTCAAACTGATCATCTACTTGGGGGTTAAAGAAATCAGTGAAATTGTTTTGCTGATTATTGAAGAAGTTATCGTCAAATTGGCTGAAAGTATCATCAATAGCCGTTTGACCTTCTGCTATCCGGCCCTGGCGCTCTTCTTCTCTCTGGCGCGCTATGGCTGCTGAATTGTCCTTTGGTGGCGATGGTAAACACATGACTAACCTCGATCGTATATGGACATATAGGCATGGCGAGTGCAGAATCAGCCTTTCTTATATTCGTGCATTATGATTGCTTAGTCAACGCTTTTCCTCATAAATGTAGCGAGAAAACACTCCTTCGCTCTCTTCTTCGAGTTTTCGGAACCCAATAAACTTAAACCATTTCTCCGCTTCTGGGTGGTCCACAGCGCTCATCATCTCCAATCGCGCGTCAGGGCGCCCCTTTACCCGCTCTTTGATAAAGCCCCGTAGGAACCGCGTTGCCTGCTTTCCTACTTTGTTAAATTGGTCGGTCGCTATAAACCAAGAATAGTACAATTGCCCTCTGTTAGACGTGGTGGCGCCAAAAACAGCAACCGGTTCCTCCTCTACTTTCAGAGCGTATGCGTACTCCCCGGACAGGCTAAGCAAATGCGCCAATAGTTGCTCTTTGCTATCGAACCCTGCCTTAGCGGCCTCTTTTTCCCCTCGATCCCACAACTTGCCTACGACAAATTGGATATCTCCGGAACTAACTTTCTCAAAAACTAAGCTCATCTTGCATTCTGTGTTTGAAAGTGAACGGCAACAGTAGTAAGTTTAGCGTACCCGGCTTCGCTGCAGGTACATTTTAGGCTGAATAACGCTGCGGGCGTCTGGAAGGCCATAGCTGGCCGATTAAAGGTAGGTTGGGTAAAGACGCCAATAGGTAGTTCTGTGGTTTCGTCGGCAGGATCCGCCAACAGTTTCACGTCCCAAACGCCTCGCGCCCCTATGTCAAACCCCGTTATACCTTTTCTATCTGCCGCCTTATCCGCTGAAAGGAAGGGTAACGATGCCTCTCCGACTGCTTCGCCCGCCGCAGGGTATACGGTGTTACTATCACCTCCGTATAAGAATAATGAATCCCCGGATCGGACGTAAACGCGGTTTCGCACTTTCACCAATTCGGAAATATTTTCAGTTAATTCGTCAGAAAGGTCATAATACGTCCAAGCGTTAATTTTGCTGCCAGGGAAGAAAGAAAACACAAATATGCGTTTTTCAATAGCCAGCCAATACCTAGTGTCGGGGCCTATCACCGCCACGGCCGCATTCTTTTGGGCGTCAGTTAACGTGTCCATAAACTCGATTAAGAATGTGTCAATAGCGACCCCTACGTCGTTCACAGAAGGCGCATTTGAAGAATCACGCGCTCTCAAGCTACGCACGCCGCTGTCATTCAGGTAGAAAACATCAATATTACCATACGGGAGTATAGACTTATTGCTGAAAGAACCCGAATTTTCGACGGTCTGCTGGTATGAGTTAAGAGCAGGATCCACGTCAATATTCCATATCTGGATGCTATTCCTAGAGAAAATAGCCATACGATTCTGATACTGCCGCACGCCCACCAGATCTTCATTTTCTGCGTCCTGATTCTGCATATTAATGAATCCGCTACCAATCCCCGACCCAAACTGTGTTGGCGAAGAAAGCGCAGAAAAATACAATAGCGAATTAGTTACGCTATACACCTTCTGATTGAAGGTGAGCGAAGTTATGCCGATGCCCGCGGCGCCCCCAGCGGTAACATACGGTATGCCATTAATAATAATGGTAAACGTATCGGCCGCTTCAAAAGTGCCTCCTACTGTCGCTGTGTGTACTTGGCTAACCGCTGATACCGCGGCAACTCCTCCGGACATGGTAGAAGGCGCCGACACGACAACATCGCCGCCCACGGTGGTAGTGACGGCATAGCTATTAGGCGTTGTGCCTGTCCCGGACGCCGCAGAAATAGTAACCACGTTTCCGTCTGAAGCGGCCGTATACTCTGGAGTGGAAGCGAATGCCTGAACTTGAGCGGCTATGGCGGCGGCTGTGGCTGTGTTAGACGTGGCCCAGTCTACAGCTACATTTAGCACTTCCACGCCATCGATCGTGATCGACGATAGCTTATTCACGCCAGCGCTGCTCGTGCCGGCATCGACCGCTATCTGGGCGATAGCCTGCACTTCGGTAACGGCCGCCACATTTACTTGGGTTTCCAGTAGGGTGAGCGTTTGATCATTAATGGGGCCGTTGTTAGCAACCTCCGAGCTAATAGTAAAAGCGGTTCCAGGCACCGCGGCCGTGATAGTGATAACTGACGAAACAGGGCTGGCAGACACCTCGGCCGCCGTATCGATAAGCGCCCCAAGAGCTGCAGCAACGGCATTGTTGTCAGCTACACTCTCGGATATTGCGTCCCAGGAAGTCACCCGGGCGCCGTCGTAGTAATGATATATGTTCCCGTCATCGAACTGAGCAACGGCGTATATTTTACCCCCAAAAGTGGTTGTGTTAAGAACGCCCGTCATCACCGCGGCGCCCGGATGCTGCAGCCGCTGATACGTTACCCCCGCGGGCACTACAACGCTAGCAGCGCTGCCGAATACAAATAATTGGCCGTTTACCTGCGTAGCACCGAAAGTGTCGGACGAAGGCAGTACGTGTTTTTCAACGAATAATTTGCGGCGTTCGAAATCGCCCCCACGGGTTATGTGGCCATTTATACCAAGCCATAAAGCCCCCGGAGTGCCCGACATACGGTCTTTCCGACGGTCCATCCCTAAACGAAAATCATCGATAAGCAGATAAGACACAGTGTTTCCCTAACTTTGCGAAATAACAATTCTTGAGCCGCTGCGCTCATCCGCGTTTACAGTTTTGCTTGTACCCATGGTGAAAACGCGACTTGAGCCTTTTGTGCGCGCTTTTAATTGTTTTAAGCGCGCGGCAGCCGCATTACGAACATCAGAAGCGTCGGCCTGTTTCGCCCTCGCTAATATTTCTGCGGCGGCCGTGAGCACGATTGCTATGTCATCTAAATCGGCCACATCGTCGTCCTGGACCAAAAGGCGCAATTGTTTGATGCCCTTAAACCAGAGATCCTGATCGTTGCCGGATGGTATTGGCCATGCTTCTATTTGTTCGTTGTCGGTGGCCTGCCTATCTATATCCCAGCGGAGCAGAGGCTCGGTGCGCTCGTCGGCTTCGCTATTGTATTGGGCGTACTGCTCTTTATCGACGCCGCGTTTGACTTTATACACAATACCGCTGAGCTCCATCCACACATCTTCAATGCGCTCCATATCCATGTCTGAGGGGAGATCGTAATACCTTTGCCCCGCCGCCATGTCGATTTTCCGCTTTATGCGAAGAAAAGGCCAATCGTAATCGTCGTAAAGCATGATCTGGGCGCGCTTGAGCTTTTGCTGCAATCCGGGAAGTTCGCTTACGCCCGCAGATACCAATACACTGTGGCCTACTTCAGCTCTTAACTGGTAAACAAGCTCACTGAGTTGGGTTCCACGGGCCATAAACTATGCAATCTTTTCAAGTTGAGACATATCTTCATCTTTTTTCTTACCCTTACCCGTTGCCTTTTTCTCTTTGGCTCTGGCAGCCGCGCGCAACTCTTTTTCCCTCTCAGGAAGCCGGCGAGGCAGAGGCACGTATTGCCCTCCAAACAGATGCTCAATAGGGGTCATTATGTTTTCATCTTTTGCCGGATCGAACCCTAGCCCACGGCCATATAAAGTAGCCAGGCGCTGGCGCTCGCTCTCGTCATCGAAATCTTCATCGGGGTCGATCTCAGAGGGATCCCGCATCAGCCCTTCTTCCTGAAGCTGCTTGTCCCTGGAGCTATCATAGGATTTATGTTTATATTCAGGTAGCTTAGCAAGCTCCACATCGAGAACATTTTCTGCGCCATGTATCTTACGCACAACGAGCAATTCTGGGGCTGACAGACATGTTTTCAACACTTCGTTTTGAGTGCTTCCTGCTAACCGTACTCTACAATTGTAGTATTCCATTTTATCAGACATAATAATCTTCCTTGTTAAGTTGAACCGGAATGAGCGACGGGCCGGTCCTCCCGCCGCTCACCTTTCTCAAATATTAACCCCCAAATTGGGCAATACCGAGATCATTAGGATCCGCCAGTAATACAGCAAGTCTGTAACCAGCATCACCATCGCAAGCGTCGGCAGGGTCATAAGTCCCGCGCACGTCACCTGTTAGTGCAGTAGCTTCTGTTCCGACAGCTAATACCAAACCGCCGTCAGATACGCCATCAGTAGGCGTAATCTCGAGGTAACCATCGAGAGCGCCTGCCGTAGCAAATAAATTACCAAAGATGATCTGAAGGCGATCGCCTTTCGCAACTACCGTAGTGGCGTGTCCTGCTGTCGGAGTGTCCGAAGTAGTCGTGCCTTTAGTAGAAGAGTCGGCGACTGCGACTGACAAACCGTCAACCGCCGTAGTGGCAACCGCTACCGTAACCGCATCCCCTGTCGTAACAGCGGCACGGGTTGCAACAGTTAACCCGCTAATAGCACCAACTACCGGCGAAATAAGCTCGATAGCATGCGTTGTGCCTGCGAGAACAGAAACCTGTTCGGCATTCCAATACAAGCGGATCTTGCCATTAGGCCCACGGCCTACCGTCACACCATCTTTCATTTCCGCAAGAATGACGGAAGTGTTATTAACAGCCACTGGGAGCCCGAGAACGTCACCGGTACCCACAGTCAACGAAGTAATATCCGCTGAAGTGGTAATGTCGGTGATGGTCTTGAACGCTTTATCGCCAGTTAGTGTCGTACCAGAAGCTGAAGACTCCACGATAACAGTACCGTATTCGTCGGTACCTGTAACCGTAAGAACCGCAGTCCCTGTCCACGCAGCTACCACATTACGTGGCACATCCGCGGAGCCCGCCAAAGCTGCAGCAGCCAAAGCTGCCGTTGCTGTGGCACTAACCGAAAACACACCCAAGGCCGTTAGGTCCTGAGATACGATAAAACCGTTAGCATCAGCCACATTAGGCGACCCCAGATCAATCATAACAGGGCTCAGCGCAGTCACCCGCTTCACAGAAGCCAATAGCACAGCAAACGGACTGTCTGCATTCACACCGGCCTGTTCAAGCTGGATCGCACAATCTGACTGAATAGGCCAGGTTGCGCCTGTGGCGTTGGTTACTGTGATGCTCGAAGCGTTTGCGTTGAACACAATAGTAAAGTCAGCAGGAGAAGAATAAATATTCTTCCCGATGCGTAGCTTATGTTTACCGCTGTTGAGAGCGTAATTGCCCTTCGAACGGCCAGTAGGGTACCCCACCGTAACAGTAGCCGCATCAGCCACACTTGCCGCTAATGCGAAATTAACAATGTCGAAACTCATAATGTTTCTCCTTAACTAAGTTGCACAAGAACCGCCAAAACGGCCCTTTATCCTTCGGTTTATACGATCTTATATACGCCGCTGGTATTCAACTGCTTGCCTATGAGGCCACCAGTCAGAGTCACAGCACGATACAGGACGTATTTCTCCGGAGGACGAGCTGGCGTATGCTTCTTCATAAATTCGCCTTCCATGTTCTTAGGGAACATGTTTTTTAAATCTAAGAAGTAACAACGGGCAGCTTCAGACAAGTCATCGAGTGTTGGATCGTACTCGAACATCACGCCTTTAAGCGCAACATCGGCCATGCCAATATCGATCGCACCTTTTTTGTCCCAGCCTTCTAGGGTGTAGTTACCCTTAGCGCGCAGCTCTTTTTCTAGCTGCTCAAGGAAATCTGAGCCACACAGCGCAACATGCTTGGGGTTACCATAACGGCGAAGTTGGCGCATTTCCCCTTGTAGGAAATTAACCAATACCTGATCCGATGGAGTGGCGCCGACCGAAATGGCAAGATTCGCACGATTACGCCACTTAGCATAAACAGCGCGATCCAGTCCGCCTACTAAACCAGAAGTAGGAGCGTCCGTAACGAACGATTTTACACCCGGTATAAGTTTAGCGTCTTGGGTGCCGTCTTTCCAGTACATTTCATTAAGGCCTCTTTCGGAGCCTTCCTTCATGTCCTCGATCTTTTCTTGGAACATGTTGGCCAATGCCGTCAACTCACGGCCAGAATGGCGCTGTTCGCCCGTTCCGTCCGTTGTGTCGGAAATGGAAATACCGTCTTTCTTAAGCTCCGTGAGCGTAACAGAAATACCCCAATGGATCTCTTTCCAAGGGTAAACGGCACGTTTTGTGTTGCCTGGATTGCCGTACGTGACACGCTCGTCATGAGTAAAGCCCTGAATACCCGTGCTGTAGTCAAACTTGACGCCAACTGTGATATTCTCTTTACCACCGGGAAATGTCTCTTTTGATTTAGTCATTTCACGAAGTAAAGGCTTGTTTTGGATAGACGAAGAGAAAACTTCTCCCCGCGCGTAATGAAAATCAATCGCCGAGTTGGCGATGTTTTCTAGTTCTAATAGCGTAAAAGCCATCGGTTAAGCCCTCCTTAAGGGTTCTATGCTTGACCGACTGCCTGCTTTACCGCTTCTAACATGTTTTTCGGGGCAGACGTCGAGTCGGTTGCTGATCTGACCTTTGTAATGGGTGTAACCGACGCCTTCGGGGGCATTATGCGCTTCAGTTCCTCTTCCACCGTCTTTTTAGCAGTATTAGCGAGTTTAACCGCTTCCTCCTGCGTCGTTGGCAGATTCCCTGTGCTCTTTGCCTCGTAAAGCGCCAACTTGATTTCACTCATCACGCGGGCTTGCTTTACGCGGTAGTCTGGATCTGAGGCTTTCCATTCAGCTTCCCATTTCGAAACGGCAGTCGCACAATTTGTTCTAAGAGTTTCCACTGATTTGCGCCTATCGTCTTCTGCAGTATTTGCTTCCTGCTGCTGACTTTGCTGGGCAGTAAGCGTCTGAGAAGACCGCAAACGTGAAAGCTCTTTGGCATGGTCTTCTGTAATCCTGCCTTCACTAACCTGCTGTTGCAAGTCGTCTGGCAGAACTTCGCCGACCATTTGTCTCAAGGTATCATAAATCGGAGTAAGCTGTTTAAAGGCTTGCTGCGGGTCATTTCTCATTAAGTTCATTAATTCAAAGCCGGTATTAACGTCTTTACTAGACAAATTGGCCTTTTCACAAAACGACTTAATTCCTTGAAACTGCTCAACAATGGGTCCGGATTGAGCCACTTGTTCGGTCAATTCTTCATTCTTGCTAAGCAATTGCCTCATGCGCCGTTGCGTTTTTGGTTTGTACGAATTGAGCTCGTCTTCAGTCAATTCGCCAAGATCTTCCTCTTCGCCCTCTTTCTTCTCGGGCTCCGATTCTGCTTTCTTGGGCTCCGCACCATCCTCGCTATCGCTAGAGCTGGACGATGGCTCTTTTCCCTTCTCGAGTGCTGCCCGTACTGCAGACACCATATCTTTGGGTTGTTTATCGTCCTTTTCTTCTGCACCTGGCGAAGGTGCATCAGCAGCCTGGGCGTCATCGGAAGAGGGTGGGGCTGGATCAGCTTCTGCAGGTATTGCGGCGGCTGGTTCGACCTTTTTCTCTTCGTCGTCGGTGGATGAATCCGGCATAGTCACTCCTTATTTACGGTTTTCTTAATATCAGTATCTATAAAACTTATACCGCTGTCAAACTAAATATGGCTATTCAGCATTAAAAGTTCCAATTCATAAGTCGGCTTAACAGGCATGCCCTTGAAAGTTTCGCTTATTAGCACCTCAGGTACTTGCTCCTGGAGCGAAACCGCTTCCGCTCCTACAGGAGGGGTCGGGAGCAATGCCTCCCGTATTGTTTTTTGCAAAGCGGCCCGGTGCTCTTCCTGCTGGCGCCGCCAATCCACCTCAGGACGCCGCTCTTTAAGACCGCGCTCCGCCCTCTTTTTACGGAGGCGCGTGGGCTTTCCGGAGGCGATGCCGATCACGTCTGCCACTACACTAAAATGCCCTTGAGCAAAATGCCTAGCAGCGGAATGTATGGAAGAAAAATAGTTCATTAGCTAGCGTCCAATGTGACAGTGCTTCTGTTGCCTTTTGAGTCTACGTTACTTACTACACGATCTGTGCCATCATTTGTATCACGGAAAGTTTCAGTTCCCGTGCCTGCTCCCGACACTTTACCTAAAAGAACAGCCGCGAACAAACGCAGAGTTTCCCTCAACGTTTTACCAGGCTCAACGCCTGCCACCCTATCCAGCAAAGCGTCGGCATTTGTGTTTGCGGTTGGAATAGAAGAAACATCCAGTGTTTGACCCGCAGTGACCTTTGGGCGATACAGCTCAAAAGTGCGGGTCACTGCGGCCATAGAGGCTTGAGTAATGTGTAAGCATACTTCTTCTGAGTCGTTGCCCGCAGATATTGTCATGTCTTCATCGAGCAGCAACTTGTAAACACCAGTCATATTAGAAGCGTCCACCTCAGTAACTATCGGTGTGGTAAAGGCTGCTGCCGCTGCACCATTGCGCGAACGGTAAACCGTGAAAGTGGTGAGCCCTGTCTCACGAGTTTTCAAATCCGTAGCATCAACAGCTACGAAATAGATATATTGATCGGTTACTCCGCTTGGTATTCTCATGAGCTTATCCCTGTTTCTATTTTGTGCATTGTTGGATCTATAGTACCATCGTGAAATGAGGCGAATTGTTCCCCCATACCTTGGAGTCCTGGTGCTTTTTGTTCTGTATAATTTACTATTAAGCGTGGCTCTTTGTCTCGTTTGGCCGTGTACTGCCTTGATCTGATTCCTATGCCTTGTCCGTCCTCATCAACTGATATCACCTGACAACTATAAACCCTTTCTGATAATGCTTTTTGCACACCAGAACCCATTCCAGTAATAACTATATCAATACCTGACGATTCCTCATCTATCAATAAAGTATTACCGTCTTGGGCATTGACCGCGCTATTGGGTGCATTGTTCCATGTTATTCCTGTTTCCGTCCAAGACGTATCTGTTGATCTTGCCGCTTGAATTTCATGTGGGTTATAATCACTAAAATTCATGTAATTAGACATTTGCAAAATAGCACTATTTATAACAGAGCCAACAGGAATTGGTGCGAGGCTAAATTTCATCCACGTTCTAGCAACGCCTAAGGTAATAGGATATGGGCTTACCTCTGGAACCTCGCCGATTAGCAGCCAATCGTCGGAGCCAAAATTAGTGGTGGGAACCC